TAAAATAAACAATGCTGCTGCTACGTTTAGTGATACGGACTGGCGTGTGCGATTAAGTATTCCTAGTATAGACAGTTTCACCAGTAGTCCGATACTGGCACCGTTACGAGCCGCAGGCGGCGCAGTGTTCCCGTATACACCTACTATAAGAATCAGTAACAGTGCAAATTATGATGCGACCAAACCAATACATCAAAATTTTGCATTTCAAAGTTATGTAAACAGTCAAGCAGACTCAATTAACATCACTGCACCTTTCTATTGTGAAGACAGTGTGCAAGCAGCATATTGGGTATCTATGGTGCATTTTTTAAGATCAGTGACTAAGATGTTCAGCGGCCAAGATGCATTAGCAGGTAACCCGCCCCCAATTTTATATTTCAGTGCCTATGGTGATTTTGTTTTTAAAAATATACCAGTAGTGGTTACCAATGTCAGTGTGGATCTTGATGCTGCCAGCGATTATATTGCCACAGACATGTCAGAAGCAGCCAACGTGGACACATTTGGTGCAGCATTTGGATTAGCTGACGCTACAGTGGGCATACTGGGAGCAATAAATCCAAGAGCCGGAGCAGCATTAAGCAAAGCAAACAATGTTATACAAGGGATTTCGGGCGTAGCCAACAGTTTTGCTCGTCAATTGGCCAATGCTGGTGGTGGCACAAGCGGCAGCAAAACGTATGTACCTACAAAAAGTTCAATGTCAATTTCATTGCAACCAATATACAGTAGAGACAGTGCTAGAACATTTAGTCTACAAAAATTCGTCAACGGTGACTATGTTAAATCTAACGGAACAGGATATATCTAATGTCAGTTAACAGCATCTATACTAACACCAGTCCTTGGTTTTCTACTAGAATTGCCAAGGACTATCTTGACATATTAAAAATTAGACCAGTGTCTGCAGAACAAGATGATTATCTTTACACTATTGAACCTCAATATACCTACAGACCTGATCTGTTGTCGTTTGATCTGTATGGCACATCCAAACTTTGGTGGGTATTTGCACAACGAAATCTAGATATAATACAAGATCCTGTGTTTGATTTTATTGCAGGTACTCAGATTTTTATCCCTAAAAAATCTGGATTAGTTTCAACATTGGGAATTTGATATGTCTAATTTTGGTCTTGACAAATTAAGTGCAACCACCGCAACTAAGGCAGTCTCAACAGTATTAACCGGTGCTAGTATTGTACAAGGCGTTAATGCTGTAAAAAGTCTTGCAGGAGCAATAGCCAACCCAACTAGTATTGTTCCACAACTAGGTAATCAATTGGCCTCGGCAGCCGGACAATTGCTAGGTGGTGCTGGAGTATTGCGTGCCTTGGGAAATTTTGTTCCTGAGTTAAAAGTAAATCTTGGTAATATCAATGAAAATGCTGAAGGTGCAAAAACAAAAAACACAATTTCTCAAAAACCTCCATTTGCTAATATTCTAAGTAAATTTGCCAGTTACAATTATATTTTTACTATATCGTGTCTTGATAATCAAAGCATAAATTTTCCTGATTCTACATACCGCGCCGGAAGATTTAATCAGTTGGTGCTGGCCAGCGGCTCAATAAATCCAGAAAATCGAGTCAACACGGCATTCGGAAAATATGATTTTTTTATGGATGATTTAACCATACCACATACATGTTCATTCAGCAAAGACGCTGTCAATACCAACAATATGACATTTCGATTTAAAGTTATTGAACCTTACAGTATGGGATTATTTGCGCAGGCATTACAAGTTGCTGCTGAAGACGCAGGATATTCAACTTACTTAAGCAACACACCATTTTTATTAACCATTGACTTTGCTGGGCACACAGAAGATCAATTGGCTGCTTCGTTGCCTCTAGAAAGAAGATTATATCCTTTTACTTTTGCTACAATCAATGCCCGAGTTACTACCAAAGGCACAGAATATGAAATCGTAGCCAATCCTCATAATCAACAGGCATTTAACAGAGGTTTTCATGTAATTCAAAGTGATACGAACATCAGCGGAGAAACAGTTCAAGAAATGTTGCAAACTGGAGAAAAAAGTTTACAACGTGTGATTAATGATTATCTCATAGAACAAGCAAAAACTGACAATCGTGAACCAGATGAAATTGTGATATTATTCCCACAAGATCCGTCTTCACCCCTGCAATCAGCCGCTGAAGATATCAATGCTGCAACAAAAAATCCTAAAAACTCTGCTGGAAGCAACGACATCTACAGTAAATTAAAATTAAAAAGAAGCACTGGAGAATTAAACAAAACTCAGGTGCAAGAAACAGGTTCGGTTAACACTGTTGGATCAGCCAGCATGGGATTTACTTCGGCGAGGCAAGGCGACAGTCCGTTTGGCAAAGACAATGCTATCTACGATAAAGAAAAAGGTGTTTACGTAAGAGGAAATTTAGAAGTCAACGTGACCACTAGCGATTTTAAATTTTTACAAGGCACTGACATTACCAACGTAATCAATCAAGTGGTGTTAATGAGTGACTACGCTAAACAGGCTCTACGTGACGGGCAGGTTGATGATGCAGGTATGATACCGTGGTGGCGTATTGATCCGCAAGTATACGAAAAGAAAACCACAGCAAACTTAGGCAAAACCGGCAGACTTCCCAAATTGATAGTGTTCAGGGTAGTGGCATACAAGGTCAATTCGGCAATACTGTTACCTCCCGGTGCAGCACCAAAAGGTGCTAAGAAATTAAAAGAAGAAGCAATCAAAGTTTATGACTATATCTACACAGGTAAGAATACTGAAGTAATTGATTTCCAAATTAATCTTGATGCTACTTTTAGAAAAGCAGTGGCCCCTGACGGATTTAAATCATCTCAAGATACTAAAACTAAACAACAAACAGGACAAGATGCAACAGAAGTAGACAAAGAGCCCACATTTGACAGTGGTGCTAATAACATTGCCAATGCTACAACAAGACAAGTGTCATATACTGCTGATCAAAGTGGTACAGATAAAAAAGGTGGCGGCGGCCAAGAAGATATTTCCACACGAATAGCTAGAAATTTTATGGATGCACTGGTGTTGGGACAGGATCTAGTGAATACAGATTTGAAAATTCATGGAGATCCTTATTTTCTTGGTGATAGCGGAATTGGAAATTATACCAGTCCTGAAACAAATTATAGGATGATCAACAGTGACGGCAGTATGAATTATCAGAATACTGAAATCTATATAGTTGTTAATTTTAGAACACCTACAGACATTCAAGAAGGTACCAACGTTTACAAAAATTTACAATCTAGTTCTATGTTGGTACAAAGTTTCAGTGGGCTTTATAAGATAAAGTTTGTAGAAAGCAGGTTTTCTGGTGGCAAATTTACGCAGACATTAGAAATTATTAGACAAGTACATCAAGAATTGGTAGACAGAAATGCACCAGAAGTTGCGCTGGGTGTTAACCAAGATGCTGGTCCCCCAGTCGACACTTCGCTGCAATCTGATGATCCTGATTATGAACAGGCCATTGCTAATATTGAAGCAGACAGTGTTGGTTCGGAATCTACTATAAGCGACCAAGAAATAACAAATAACAATGCCGCACTAGGCGATTGGAACGGATAATGAGTAATGACGATAGACTAGCAGAAGGCGCTAAACCGGATTCTCGTCCTGGACCTTTTTTAGCCAGAGTGGTCAGTATCACTGATCCCTATTATATGGGCACATTGGAAGTGGAACTGTTACACGAGTCTGGCAATCAAAATGCTAGAGAAGGCCAAGTGCATCAGGTCAAATACCTAAGTCCGTTTGCTGGCAGTACCAGTGTGGCATATGTGGACGAAAACAACGAATACAACAGCACACAAAAATCATACGGCATGTGGATGGTGCCGCCCGATATTGGCAACACAGTTGTAGTAATCTTTATAGACGGGGATCCTAGAAGAGGATTTTGGATTGGGTGTGTGTTAGATCCTAATGTAAACTTTATGGTACCGGGGTATGCTGCTACATCATTTAATGTAGACGGCGATAAATCAAGAACTCCCGTTGCTGAATATAATAAAAAAGCAAACGATATCAGTGCTAAAGATACCACACGATTGTTGAAACCTTTTCATCCATTTTTGCAAGACAGATATCTTGAACAAGGCCTGTTAGAGGATGACATTAGAGGTATTACCACATCCAGTGCTAGAAGAGAAATTCCCAGTGCTGTGTTTGGCATATCGACTCCTGGCCCAATTGATAAAAAAGGTCCACGTGGAAAAGTTGGAAAATTTGAGCATGCTATTAACGAAGCATTTATCAGCAGAGTTGGCGGCTCAAGTTTTGTTATGGACGACGGTGATGATAAATTTCTTCGTAAGACATCACCGTCAGAAGGTCCTCCTGAATACGCAGCAGTT